AAAGGAAAAAACAAGAATTAAATTTAGAACAAGTTGAAAAAGAAAAATAAGATGGCAATATTTAATTAAATTAAACAAAAGAAAGGGGAGAATTGCCAAATTCGTTAGACTCGAAAAAGTTTCGGTCAACTTGTGCCCACGTGGGGGCGGAAAAGGGAATATTTAATTGTTGCAAGGATTCAGTCACTTTCCCTTCGAGCTGTTTGTACAAGTCGGGTCCGTGTCCGTGCGCTAGTTGCAAGGCAGCATTGCAGTTTTCAATAGTAGCAAGGGTGTTGTCATTGCTTTTACGTATCCAAGCGGGGGTTTCCAGAACACAATTCCAGTCAAGAGCAGCGAGCCATTGACCCTTACGGGTCGGGTGAGGAATAAAGTTACATTTCAGAAATGAAGCTTTATCCAAACCACAAAATGGCTCAGTGCCTGTCTTGGTTGCGTCAGTATAACGGATCCCGATGGTCGCAAAGAAGTCGGAAAGAGTTTGGTTATTGAAAAAGGCAGAAATATCGGAGTTTGTGGCGATAATCAGATCATCACCATAAACCACGATGGCAAGTAGCGCGCGAAGAGCACTGAGAGAATTAAGGTGGGGGAAGGGCTTAGTCAGAGCGAGCCAAGCCCGGCAGATATAACGGAGATTTGTGTAAGAGTTAGTTATATCAGTAAGAGGGGAGCCAGAAGGGCTACCACCAAAAAGAATGTAAAAGAGGTCATGGGCAAGGTGAATTGAGTTACAGGCATCAAGAAGGAGGTTTGTGCGTATGTCATTGTCAAGTTGCGTATTGTCTTTAGAGTATTTGTTGTACCATGCGTTAATTAGTTTTGCTAATTCGCGCACGGCATTAGGGTCAAGGGTGGGACCAAAGTTCGAATAATCACCACAGATAAAGTCATCTCCTTTTGAACGGAGGTGGTTTACTAATTCTGTGACATCCGGACCATGGACATTCATTCCGATTCCAACCATATTTTTAAAGCGCCGGGCTTTAAAGGCGGAAACGAAACCTAAAAAGTAGCGTCTGACCTCCAAGGTGTACTCGAAGGAAGAGCCGTTGATTAGGCGTGTGTCTTTCCCAGCCTTGAGCCTTTCGTCTTTGAGAAAATCGGTGAAAACGGTAGTCGGTCGTTCTCCTCTAAGATGGGCGGAATGATAGGCGTTGTAGTTTTTGGCGAAGGTAGGGTCGATGAAGTCAACCTTCCCCTCACCATTGCGTCGAACGTAGTGTTTCTTAAGGGAGTGGGATGTCGTGTTGTAGGGCCAGCCTGCAGAAGTTGAGAGGACTAGTGGGTCAATAAATGGCACACCAGGGATTCCCTCTATGGCCTCAGCAGGTGTAAGGTGAGGTTTGGTTTCATGGGTAGGAGTAGATTGGGTAATTATAAGGTTGTGAAGGAAAGAGCTTATTAGTTCTGTTTCTTCGGGGGTTTCAGAAAGAGGCGGAATAACGGTTTGCTTTTCACACCCAGTTTTAAGCGGTGTTGCGCCAGGGAATTTATCCCCTTTAGCAGACAGCTTTGCTGGGTACCGTAGTGTGGGGAATGAGTCATTGATCAAAGAAGGAATGATGGATGAGCGAGTTGTCTGATGAACGGAATTCGGAGAAGCACCTATTGCTAGGAATTCACCGGAAAGGTCAAGAGCGGGGAGTTTGTCGGGGTCAATTTCAGGAAAATCGGGAAGGTTACACTTAAGGGTAGGGAGAAGGTTGCGGGTGATCGTTAAAGAGTAACCAAGGGTTTTGGAAGAACAGGTGTGAAAGCCGATGATCTTGGAATGTTTGGCATCGAGAAGAATACTGGAACAGGGATAGTAACCAGCCGGATTGTCGTATTGGAACCCAATAAGCACTTTGGAGGGGAGGCCACCGTAAACGGCAGTAAACTCTACCTCTTGCACTTGATTGAGACACACACTACGGCGCTCATTGGCTAGCACCAATTCGAGTTCCTTAAGGTTTACTTTAGAAAGATCATCATCGGTTGCAAAAAGGGGGAGCATGTCGCGAAATTGGGGAATGCAAGTGTCAAGGAATTCAAAGCACGCAAGATCAACGTCTTCATCGGTGTTTACTTCGTGGAATCTGATTTTTGAAAATCGAGTTTTCACGGTAGCACTGCCGATGTTAACGGTAATTATGCGGTCTTCATCAGGAATAGGGTGATTGGTGAGGAAGAGTTGTTTAGAAGAGGTTTCGGGGTTAAGTTGGGTGGCGGAATTATCAACGAAGAGGTCGGGCTTACCTTTACAAGAAATTTTGAGGGGACCACTGATGTCAGAGGTAACATCAATGCAGTTACGTTGTCGTTGGGCGAGTTCGGAGTATACTCGAGGGGACACAGTTACAGTTGTTCGGTTATAATTTGTATCCATATTAAGCTCCTCCCAAAAGTGCATGGGGCAGATTGCTGTGCGATCCTGAAGAACGAAGGCGGATATCACAGCACTCTTGTGGGCAGAACGGGAAGAAAAAGAAATTTTAATGAAATTTTTATCAATTACGGGGCCTAAAGGTTGGGGTCCATTGGGTTGAGCAGGGCGGAAAGGGCGGGCAGCGGATTTTCGTTGAATTTGTTTGGGTTTGTGCGTTTTGACGTCGCCAGACTGTTGGAGATTAGGATGGGCATTATCATAATTAAGGAGCTGGTAACTCTGAGTTTTATGGTCAAAATAATAGAAATCGTAATCTTCTTCATCGTATTCCTTAGCCATTGCTGACTTATAGATACGATAAATAGCAAGAATTTCAATAATTATGATAGAGACGGCAAGAACGATATCAGCATTTGCAGCTAACCAAGAACCAGCGCGGAAAACGAAGTTTTTGGCACGGTTCAAGATATGATCTACAATGTTGTGGAAATTGAAGTGGGGGGCGTCATAACGTACAAAGCCAAGAGGAATGGTGGGGAGTAGGTTACCATTACGATCACGGGAAGGGCCAAAGGGTTGAGGAATTTCATCGAGGTCGGGTTGTCGAATTGTACCATCTAGGTAAACTCGAGCGTGTTCGTAGGCGTCGTGGAGGTGTTGAAGTCCTCTTTCAGTTAGATCACAGTTGTTAAGGCAGGGGCCGACTGGAATGCTTATATTTCCATATACATAGAAATGGGCACCACCAGGTCCACGGGGAGGCTGAATTTCGAAGTCAGTTGTCAGAAGGCGATGGGCGCAATTAACACGAGTAAAATCAATGCTGGTCTCGAACTCGGGAAGGAGGAGAGTAGTGTTGGTTTCTTCATAAGTACCAGTTGGAGCGGCATTTTCGTTAACAAGGGGTTCGATATCCCATCGAGCTTCAGGTCGCGGAGAGAAAAAGTCTAAGAGAGGTTGCCAGTTGTCATAGAAAAGGTTGGGTTGTACGTTAAGAACACGGTTAATGTCATCAACGAGGGGTCGGGGTTCAGCGGCGGGAACATTAAGGCCTTGTGTAGCCCAATATTCGGGGGAAAGAGCAGTAGAGAGATTATTACGGTTGTTAGCGGCAAATTGGCGGCGTTGGTTCACATTATCAACAAGAGGTCCAAGTTTGGCGATTAACTCATTGTAAGTGAGCCATCCATCAATTGCATTCAAATGCTTATGTTCATCAAGAGGATCTTGGAGGCGGAAAAGTAGGTGGTCAAAAGATTGAAGAAGTTCGCCAGTTAACCGTGGGTCGTTGCAATTAATAGCACCAGGGGCATGGTTTTTAAAGAAATCAGGGTTTTGTTTGCAGGCAATTACAAAATCGCGTCTCCGAAGAAAAGCGAGTTGGTTACCAACATAGTCCTTGAATGCTACTTCATTGCTTCCAACCATAATAAGTCGAGAGTTCACAAGTCGATTTTTGTCGCGGAGGTCAGCTTGGTCAGGGTTAAATGTGGCAGGAGTGTGGAGTGCGAAGAATTCACCAACGAATCCTTCCATCCAGGTCGGGCTTCGGTTTACACCGACGTCGTCAAATTTGATACAAGGTTGTCCGAGGTAGCCATTCCAATATTTATTCATATCACGTGTGTAGACTGGGTCGCCAGTGTACACAACTTTAAGGCGTCGCAATACTTCGACTGAGATAGCATCCATTGCATAGGATTTACCACAGCCGGGTTGGCCGTACATCCATATTGAAATGGGTTCTTGAGGCTTCTCTCCATTTCCGAAACGCATTCCGATTTGATCATAGATCTCACAGATGCGCCGGTAATAGAAAGTCAGGGATTGTCTGAGTCCGGGTGGGTAGTTGTCAAGTTGGGAGAAGAAGGTGGCACCAAGAGCTTTAGCGTCAGCAGTTCGTTTTTGAAGTGAGAGGGAAGAAAAGATTTTGTCTTGGTTGTGGAGGGAGGTTAGCAAGTCAACTTCCGTCGACCAATTTTTGAGGGCGGCTGACTGAGCAGCAAGGTTATCAGCATGGAGAGTAGTTGGATCTTGTTCTCCTTTAGCCCACGCAATTGATTTTCGGATCCACTTAATGGCAATGTCGCAGAAGGTTTGAATAGAACGGTTTCGGGATACGGCGGTTGTCATTGAAAAGAGCTTGGATCTAAGACCGGTCTCATCTGAAATGTTCATAACCATTGCGGCTGATGTAACAAACAGAGAGCAGATCTCAGCGAGTTCGTTGTCGGGGGTTTGGGTGTCGGGACCAGCGTTTGGTTGAACGTGGCGTATATTAGGGTCAGCGTTATTGGGTTCCTCGGGTGGAACTCCCTCCCTGGTTATCCACTGGTATATCTTAATACCGAGTTTGGAAATTGTTTCCAGGGTAAGGAGGCCCACAAGACCGAGGACACCAAGAAATGCGGCAACACGTGAAAAAGTCGTAGCGGATGAATCACGCAGAACGATCAAGTGAGCGGCAAATGAGGGGAGATTAAAGTTACGGGAAAGGGGTCCGAGGACCGTGGTGAGCATGTCAACCATTCCTGTGAGGGAATTGTCGGCATTCACAGCAAGGTCCCCAAAGTTTCTAACGGTGTTTGTGGCAGCGTTTGCAAGGTCATTAATAGCGTTGGGCAGGTTAAGGGTATTCCTAACTGTACGCAGCATGTTCGGAGTTACTTTTCGTAGGGCAAGCCTTTGAGCACGGCAGGCGTACTTTTCGAGTTTGGCGTACGAGAGACTAAAATCCTTTACAGGAGGTGGAGGACTAGGAGCAGGCACACGGCCAGCAGGTTGGACTGGCGTCACATTAGAAATAGTGGAGCGGGGAGGAAAGCCTTGAAATGCGGACAAGTGCAAATCATTGCCAGCAGCACGGTATAAAGTCATTGTTACGGGAAAAGCATTAGTAGTTGTCAAAGGTCGGGAGACTAGCCGGATTCTTCCATTAAGGTAGGAGGACCAGGTTTCGTCAAGAGCGTTGTTAGCAATAGCATCAGAGAGAAGACAGGAAGTGTGTTGGTAGAAGGGGATTTCAAGAGAGAGAGAAGAGTTGTAACTAGTGTCCCAATATTCAGTGGCTGAACCACTTCCCATTGAGTTATCAAGAGCAGGATTGGTTGGAGTCACAGAAAGATTGAGAGGAGACGAAGTGTTATTTGGGCCAGAATTTGTAATGAAGGCAAGATGGTAAACATCAAACTGTAGAGGAACGGGGCTAGATAAGGTAACAAGATAACGAGTAGAGCCTTTATTAAAACGGAAAGAATCTTGAATATGGGTGAGGGGATCAATTTGTCCGGAGTCAACTCCATTCCTAAAGATCCCTCCAGTGCGGTAAGTTGGAACGGAGGAATTTACGGGCCAGTCAGCAATAATTTGGAAAAGGTCAGCATTCATGGGAACAGTGAGAGTATCTTCAGCAATGATGGAATAGCGCTTTATCAAATCAGAAATATCATGTCGTTCACCAATGTGTTTTGGAATACCAGACACACCAGTGGGTTGAGAGGGAACAAGGGTAGCGTTATTGAAACGTTCTTCCATATCAGGTTTTACGGGAATGGGTTGGCGTTTCTTTCGGAGGTCGTCATTAGGGATGGGAGGATAGATACAGGAACGGGGAACAGCAAACTGAAAGTTTTTACCAGCAGAAACAAAAACAGAGAAATAAATTGTGTCGGAACTTGAATTATTACTTTTAAGGGGAGTTTCTAAAATAAGACGCACGCGTCCATAAGTTAAGCGGGTTGGTTTTATAGTGGCATCATTAGTGGAAGCAGTATCCCAAATGGGTGCCATAGGGGTCAAAACTTGGTAAGGAATTGTGAAAGTTACTTGGGTTTGTTCCTGGAGGTCGAAAACAGTAGAAAGATAGCTATTACGGGATTCAAGGGGATCAAGACCATCAATCAAGTCATCGGAGTAATCAGGAATATACTGGAAGCGGACACGGAGCGAATGCATTAAGCCAGAACCAAAAATAACAGTAAGATCAATATCACCAGAATAATTAGCATATAAATACGACATACCACAGAGTGGTGTAGGGTAAAAAGCATTACCACCAGCAAATCCAACAGCGGGGGTCACATCAAAGTTTAAAATGATATCGCCAGGATTGTTGGCAGTAGTAATGGCAGCGGTTCGATAAAGTCCATGAATTGAAGCAATATATTTGTTGGAAAGATGTTGTTTCTTTTCGAGTCGTCCATCAGGTTGGGGAGTAGAATACGTCTTTTGAAGGCGCATTGACTTAGCGTCAAGAGGGGCTGAGGAAAGAGCAAGTCCATGATTTTGAACAAGTACGACTTGAGGGTGGTCAGTGGTCAAAAGCGGGCGCGATGAAGAGGATTCCGGGGTAGAGGTAGAACGAGAAGCGGCAGCGGAGAAAGGGAGAATTCCACCGATATCACCAACGATACCGGCGACACCACCAATAGCAGTACCTAGTCCAGGTTCAATGATGTCTACAATTGGGGCAACTGTTTGGGCGACATCACTAACTGTACTTAGAACACCACCATTAGGGGTCACAGGCTTGAGATTGCGGAGTTTCTTGTGGGAAGGAAAGTTGTTAGGGGCAGGAGCAGCAGCAAAGGGATCGAAAAAGTTGCGCTGTCCGAAAAAGCGGGTTGGCTTACCATCACATTGAAAGGAGCAATAAAAATTTACATTAACAAAATTTGGGGATTCGGGGCCTACAACAAGGGGATTGAGGACCGCCACATACATTGTACAGTAATACAACATATTGGACTGAGAGTTCCAAGTAGTTGGGATTCGGTCGAGAAAGTATTGAAAAGGAATTTTAATTTCAGAAGAATTGGAAGCTTGAGCGGAGAGGATTATGTGATTGGTTTGAACAAGTTGGGCAACATGTTGGAGGGCCCATGTGGAGGAGTTTGAAATTTCGTCTAGGGCTGCGTAGCGGACACCTATTACTAAGTTTCCACCATTGGCCGGAACTGATTGTAATTGTGCACGGATAGTAAGTTGGGGTTCACACTGGGCGTAGGTTTCGAATGGAATGCGGTTAGGGGAATTAAGATTAGCAGCTAGAATGTCATAAGGGAGGTCATAAGTAGCAATTACTGCTCCAGCTGCATCATTAGTGGTCCATTGGATTGTTGGGAGAGCAAGGTCACGGTCGGTAAGATGGGGAAAAATGGCTGCTTCCTCAGAATAATACTCTGTTTTCACATCAGTGTTAGGGATTTCGGCGGTAATTGCTGTAGATTCACCACGAGAAGTAGTGATTGCAACATTAGCGTCGTGAACAGTTTCAAGTTGGTCGGGTCCAGTAGCATCTTGAGAAGCGAGGCCAGCGTCGGAGTTTTCCATGTTAGGAATACAAAGTTTTGTCATACGGGAAGGAAGGTCGTCAGGAATTGTCATGTCGGGGACACAAGCGTTGGTTGGTCGTTTAGAATTTTCTAGATAAGCCTTTTCGAAGGCTTCATTAAGGGCTTGTTTGTATCCACGACAGTTTGTCTCGTAATTTTTACCATTGCAGGTAACAATTGCGATCCATGAGTTGTCGTCAGGTTTGTAAGCATAGTTGGCAGAAGAAAAAGTTGTAAGGCGTCGCATAAAGCTAAAGTCGTGCCAATAATGATCACACATAGCGTCGTCAGCAGTAGGGAATTCGTCGATGGCAAATTCACCACTGCGAATACAAGGGCAGTCGTGGTTTTTGTGGAGCATGTCAAATTTGATCCATTTAGGACCTTCGGGGAGTGGAGGTAGGGTTTTAGAAAGGTCGGTAGGGATAGGAATTTTGGTAGCAGGTCGTTTCAGGGCAGGGGCAACAGACTTAATGTTGGAAGGATAGAGGATGGTGGCCGGAAGTTGTTCGTTACCAACATTAAGAGTAGCGGAGAGGTCTTCAAATCGATAGCCTTTGTCCCATAAATAGCGAGACTGAGCCGTCGATAGGCGAATTTTAATTTTCATAAGTTCGGGAAGAGTAGTCAAAGGCAAAGCAAGGTCGTCAGCAGAAGAGGTTGATTTGGGTTTTTGAATTTTTGGTTGGGTTGTGTTCATTTTTGTGGTTCGAGAAAGTTTACTGATCATTATAAATCGACACGCACCTTATTGCTTTCCGTGATTGGTCACTGCATCAGCATACAATAAGGGTGACGTTAGATATAATGAAATTTCAAAATTCTCTTATAAATAATTAACTACAAGTAGGAGCCATTCCATGGCTTGTGTACTGCTTCGCAAAACAGTCGTACCCACAGGTCGGTCACTAAACCAGCTAAATTACTAAGAGATTACGTTTCCATTTGTCAAAGAATTAAATCGTTTTCCGTGATTGGTCACTGCATAAAGCAAACGAAGTTCAGGGGGATAGCGAAGGTCAATTGGTTGGTTTAGAGGGGGAATCGTCTTTCCGATTTGCCATTTAAAATGATCTTAAGGGGAGAGAGTCCACTATCCAAAGGGCTAACTTACATGCCGAGGATGCCAACACCAGTCGCCGCAGCGGCTGATGCCAACACCCCAAGGTGCAAGCGCCTCGATGGTAGCGAGGCCCATAACCCCCCTAG